ATAGCAATCATCAAACCTTCGACAATGTATTTAATCACTCTCTTAATAAGTTCGTTGGTGTTAAACATTCCCATTCTTTATATAAAATAAAAAGAAAATAAAAATATTAATTATTAATTATTAATTATTAATTAATTAAAAAAATTAATACTTAAAACGAACTTAATAATTAATATATAATGAGTGGAAAGTCAAAATCTAATATCGCCAAAAAGTTGGCTTTTGATCGTAAGTTAGCCAAGGATGGATCTCCTAATCCTAAATATGTTGATTTATTGGAGGTGGACAAGCCAATTGCAGGCCAAACATTTGGTTGCTTTTCTTTTATCACTCCCGAAAAGATTCTAAAGCAAAAGGAAATGTTCTTTTTTGAGGAATTCCTAAAGAGGTGGGAATTCTCTAAATCCATGGAAAAGTTTCATCAATTTATTAATTTTATGTCTTTCAAATACAAGTTGTCATTCGAAGATGTCATGAAGGACTATGAGGGATTTGTCAAGGAAGAGCGTGATAATATTATTTCATCTTCTATTGAGGATGACTACAAGACTTTTATGGACAAGGAAGAGGATGAGCTAGAAAAGCAATTCAACATCAAGCATAATTTCCAAACATCTGTGCGTGGCTTCAAGGCACGTGGTCATTTTGCATCACAAGAAGAGGCCGAATTGCGTGCTAAATTAATCCGAGAAGTAGATCCTAGTTTTGACGTATTTGTTGGGCCTGTTGGCACTTGGTTGCCCTGGGATCCTGAAGCTTACAAGACTGGACGTGTCGAATACATGGAGGAGGAACTCAATCAACTCGCTCAGGAGAAGCAGAAGAACGAATCCGCTGCAAAGAATGCGTTTGAATCTCGTGTCAAAGAGACCAAGCAGAAGGCAATTGATGAGAACAAGAAGAATGCGGAGAAGCATGGTAATGTTTTAACGCAAGATATTGATCAAGAAGGTAATTTGATTGGTGTCAGTGCAACTAGTCAGGAGAAGGCGCTAACAACTGAAGGTTCTGATACTATATCTGTTGCAGATATTCGTTCGGAGCTATTTGATGGCGAGAATATTGTGGTAGGCAAGACGGATTATGGGCGATCTGAGCTTGTTAGTGGGCCTTTTTCAATGAAGGAAAAAGAGAAGGACGAATAGATATTCTATAAAATTGAAAAGAATTAAATAATTATATTAAACATAAACTAATATAATTATTATCAAATGGAACAAATTCAAGAATATACAAATAATGGAAAATGGATTGCCATCACCACACTTATTTGGAATGAAGCATTTAAACAATTAATTTTATCTTGTATGAATGAACCAGACTTTATTATAAAATTTTCTAATCCGGAAAACTATTGTATTTATTGGATTAAACTAACAAAATTTATGGCGAAATATTATGAAAAAACTCCTGAAAAACCAGATAAATTCATATTCTTATTATTATTAACATATCCCAAAAAATACATTTTACAACTAAAAAGCTTTTTACAGTTAAAAATAGCATTCAATGAATTAAATGATGATCGTAACAATAGTGATAATTCTGATTTTACTTGTGTTTCCTACAGACATGATGATGAAAATGATGATTCTCACACTTGTATATGTAGTCAGCCAATAGAAAATGTATTTGAATTTGAAAATAACTTATCGGGAGTTTGCTTTAATGTAGGTAGTGTTTGTAACAAAAGACATCGAGTTATTAGTGAAAATGATGAACAGTATAAATTAATGCAGCGAGCAGCAAGAGATAGAAAAGATGAAATCAAAAATGGATGGCCTCAAGGATATAAAGAAAATCAACGATCAATAAAAAAACAACAAAGGACTGAAAAAAATAAATCAAGCTCTAGTTCGGAATCTGAAACAGAAACAATTAAATATACTATTAATAATAGATGTATTATCTGTCAAAAAGATAAAATTATATATAGCCCTTCTAACAGCAGTAGCATTAATGGCATTTGTTCATGTGTTCCAAATAATATTAAAAAGAAGTCTAAAAAACTAAATAAACAAATTTTAAAAGAAATACAGACAATTTCTTGTTTAAGTTGTAAACAAGAAACAAGAAAACTTGAAAATAATAAATTATGCTCTGTATGCATTCTAAATAAAAAATCAGTAATTTGTTTAAAATGTAATATTGATTTTACAGCGCCTATAAAAGCAGATTCTAAATTTTGTAATGTGTGTATTCCTACTATTAGAAACTGTCTTGATTGCAATGATTATATAATGACACCGGAAACTTACAAAACTAGATGCACTGATTGTTTTAAACAAAATAAACAATCTCAAAAACATGTTTACATCGAATGTATCGAGTGCGGTGATGATGTATTGATATCTGAATCTGAAAAGGAATGGAGAAAAACTTGTAGTATTTGTTTTTTAAAAGCCAAAGGCGCTTGTGAAAAATGTTCTTCAGTTGTTAAAATATTACTTGTTAAAAAAGAAGGACCTAATAAAGGTAAAAAATTTTATAAATGTGAACCATGTGGATTATTTAAATGGGTTTAATTTGATTTCAAACAGTAAAAATAATCTGTAAATATAGTTTTATTTTTAAACTATATTCTTGTTTTTTATATAAAAAGCAAGATTTTGAAAGCAAGAAATTCCGCTTAACCTGATAAGTAAGCGGTTTCTACCATTTGCTTTTTTTTACCGCAATTTTGGGTCCCGCACCACGTTTCTTCACGTTATTTGGATCATATTGTTCCTCTTCGTCTTCATCATTTATCTGTTTAGATAGTTCCCAGAACTCTTTTGACCCTAATCTGAAGTCATTGTGTGCATCTGCCTTATACCAGAACACCTGATCTTGCAGCTTATTTGATTTTGCATTATTATTGATCACTAAGCACTCGTAATTCTCTGTGCATTGATCCATTACCTGACAAAATGACTCTAATGTAGGGAACATACCTGCATAATTTTCGTATATTCGCTTCCTGTTAGCTATATATGGCTCTCTTAAAATAAACACATAATCTATATTTGTTCTTAGTGTTGGTGGAATTCCTAGAGGGTATTGCATCGTAATAATTAGCATGACCTTCCAGTGCCTCAATTATACCATTTTCATTCAAGTATTTCTTCTTGAAATCATTAAATTCATGCTTTTTAAATGGGCATGACACTCTCTCGAGTGGGACTAGACTATATCTTAAGCTTTCATTGCGAGTGATTAGTTCGCTCCAGCCCACGGGCATTTAGTCGTTGAACCGCCTTCATATCCTTATCATAATGGACTTAGAAGACTGGCTGCGGATTGTCTTTATATTATGCATTTTTACTATACCTTATGTTGTTAACACAAGCCACCATCCTAGTTTCCTAGATGGTTTAGTAGCATAATCCTAGCAAGATATTCCCGCAATTTGGACGTGTTGCATTCTTTTTAAAATAAAAAGAACACTAGCTATTCTTTTGGAATAACTCTTAATGGCAAGCACACGATATATCGTCACAAATTATGACTACCGTTCATAAATTCACCATTCATAAAGAGGAGGCGCATCATCTTGTCGCGCGCCCAAGTGTTATCATATAAGCAGTCATCTAAGATCACAAAAGTTCGAGGGTCGATAGTGGATCTTTTAAACTGTTCCATTTCTTTTTTGATCTGCTTCAAAACCTGTCTCTGTCGCTTCAAAATGTTCTCGATAATTGCAGTGTTGTATTCATTATGGATGAACAATTTTGGGACTAATTTTCCATAAAATCCGTTTCCTTCTTCAGTTCCAGAAATAACAGTGCCAATTGGAATATCTTGATGGTAATATAGTAAATCTCTTACCAAAAATGATTTACCAGTGTCACGTCTCCCGATTAAAACAACAACAGGACCTTTCGATTCATTGGGTTTAAAACTAATTGATTTCATATCAAAACGTTTTAGCTCTAAATTCATTTATTATTATAATATATAAAAAAAATAATTTAATTTACGCGATTTTCAACTTATAAATACTTAAATCATTTTATTTAGGCATTTTAAATAGAAATAACAATAAATCTTTATAATAAGTTAAATATAACTTATAATTTTATTTTTATTAGCTAATGGCAATTACAGTAAATTATCAAAAGAGGAAGAATATTAATCTCTTTAATAAATTTCAATCTAATCCTAATATTGCTTTATCCAATGTGCAAAATTATATACCAATTTATGATAATTTTTTTTCATTAAACTCAACCAATTTCAACTCTATTAACTTAAATCATATGTGGAGCATTTCAGATATTAAGGATTTAAAAAATAAAGGTGATAAGGAAGTATCTTTTGAGCATCAGCATATTTATACCTGCAAACTGAAAAACATATCAGATGATGAAGATTTTGCAATGACTCAAAAAGTTTTTATTAAAATGGCGCCTTTGTTAGATCCATTCAAGTATTTAGTTGGTAAATATAATCACACAGATGCTAATTTATTTAATTTGCCATCTATTGATAAAGCTAGAAAGGTGCATCCAAAACTTGAAGATCCTAACAATTCTTCCTACATTGATGGATTTTTTTCATTCCTAACTAGTCAAGTTCTTCATAAACATAGTTTTGTTCATGGACTTGACTATTATGGCTCTTTTTTAGCTATTAAAAACAATTATAAAATTAATGTAATTGATGATATTGACTATTTAATTCAATCTGAGTTTTTTAATAAGCAAAAAAATATACTGTTTACGGTAGAAGATTATTCACATTTAATAACAAATAATTTAAATGAAATTAGCTTGAAGCCATTAAATATTATGAATATTTCGCAAAAATCAAACTTATCAGTCAAATCAATAGATGATTCTATTTTCGAAAATATTTTTGAAACAAATAAAGAACCTCAATCCATATCTCTTGATGATGTTAAACATCTTAATATTGATTTAGTAGATATTACCAATTCAATTGATATCACCGATCAAAAAAAATCAGCTAGTCTTAAATCTGGTTCATCATGTTCATCTAGAACATCTCATACAAATGATAATGATAACGACAATGATACTGAAAATAATTTAAAAAATAATGAATTAGATCTTGATGAAGTAGAGGATTTAGATTGTTCCAAGTCAGCTTCTAAATCTAGTGCTTCAGGAAGCTATGAGTCTAATTCAGAAAGTTCATATGAGTCAGACTTGGAAGAAGAAAAATTGTTTTTGACTCTTCAAAAATTCCCTGTGCAAGTTATTTGCATGGAAAACTGTGAAAGCACTCTAGATGAATTAATTATTAATACAGATTTGTCTCATGATGAGTGGATGTCTTTACTAATGCAAATAATAATGACCTTGATTACATATCAAAAACTATTTTCATTCACTCATAATGATCTGCATACAAACAATATTATGTATATACCAACTACCAAAAAATACCTGTATTATTTATATAAAAAAAAGTATTACAAGGTTCCAACTTTTGGAAAAATATTTAAAATCATTGATTTTGGACGAGCTATTTATAAATTTGATAATAAATTATTTTGCAGCGACAGCTTTCAAACAGGAGGAGATGCAGTTACACAATACAACACTGAACCATACTTTAATGATAAAAAACCACGATTAGAACCCAATTTCAGTTTTGACTTATGTCGTTTAGCATGTTCTATTTTTGATTACATTATAGATGACATGGATAGTATTAAAAATATAAATAGTTGTGAACCTATTGTGAAATTAATTGTCGAATGGTGCACTGACGATAATGGCATTAATGTGCTGTATAAAAATAATGGGGCAGAACGATATCCGGATTTCAAATTATATAAAATGATTGCCCGTTGTGTTCATAATCATAGCCCAACCGCACAATTAGAGAGACCAGAATTTAGCAAATTTGCTATTTTAAAAAATGGAGTTTCAAAAGGAGAAATTGTTATGAATATTGATGAACTTCATTCTTATTGTTAGTTTGATTTAAATTTGATATTTTTGATATTTTTGATATTAATATATAAATTATATAATAAATAATACACATTTATTATATGACATACGGATTTATTATTACAAGACATGTTAATTCAGAATTAACAAATAAATATTGGAATCAATGTGTAAAATTAATAAGAACACATTATCCTTTAAGAAAAATAATTATTATAGATGATAATAGTAATTATACTTTTGTAAAAGCAGATCATGATTATAAAAATATTGAAATTATTCAATCTGAATATCCAAAACGCGGTGAGCTATTGCCATATATATACTTCTTAAGGAATCAATGGTTTGATAATGCAATTATTTTACATGATAGTGTTTTTATTCACAAAAGAATTCCTTTTGAAAAATTTATAATTCCAGTGATACCTTTATGGCATCATACTTATGATAAAGAATATTTAGACAATTTACTAAGAATTAGCAATTATTTAAAAAATAATTTTTTTATTAAACAAAAATTACAAGGTTCTGAAATAAATATATTAGGAATGCCAACAGATGATAAATTTAATTTATGCTTTGGAGCAATGACCTATATTAATTTAAATTTTTTAAAAAAAATAGAAGGTAAATATAATTTAAGTAATTTAATCAATTGTATCCACTCTAGAAAAGATAGATGTGGATTAGAAAGAATAATAGGATTACTTTTTTTTCAAGAATTTCCTAGTCTTAAAAATATTGGATCACTTTTTGGTAATATACATAATCATTATAGATCGTTTCATTATAATTTTGATCAATATTTGCAGGATTTTCAAAATAAAAAGGCATGTGAAAAATTTGTTAAAGTTTGGACTGGCAGGTAGGGAACCAAGGGTCATCGCTTTAACGAAGTAAAGCAGACCCTTTTGCTTCGCTAAGACCCCTCCTTAAATATTTATATATTATTTCAAATTAGTATATAAATATTCAGAAAGATGCTAACAAAATATTAAATTAGATGCTTTAAAGGAAGGGTCATAGGGGAACGTAGTTCCCTTAAAATGGAGGATTATCTGTAAATGCAACTGGACTCACATTTGTAGAAGTTTCTTTAATTACTGGATTCAATTGTTCTAAAATAAAGCTTCCAAATACAACACTAACATATACAACTAATGCATCTCTAATTAACACCTTTAAAGGTTTGCTTTCCTTTTCGATATATTGCATTTCTAAAAATTTAGCAACAAAAAAAATAACAGATATAATTCCAGCTACTAAAAATATATTACTCATTTACAATATATTTTTACAATTCATTTTTAAATTTAACGCGATAAACTTATAATTATATATTTTATGCTAAAACTTCAATATCATCTAACAAAAAATTGGGTTCTAGATCTATTGACTTTTGACCAATTACATGCACATCTAAACTATTTAAATCCACTAATTCATCCGAAATCTTCAGTGTTTCATTATCATCATCCGCATCTGCTTCTTCTTCCATCTTTCGTTGTATATTTCTTAAATTACTTATTTCCTCTAACCTCTCCAAGGTTTTTGGAGCACTTATTAATTCTTCTTTTCCCTTTTCATTTACTGCTTGATCTACATCATTAAATTTTATACCTTCTTTTGCTTCTCTTGCTTCAGATTCAGAAACAAAAGTCGTCTCCCCTCTTGCATTTATTGCCTCACTCTTTTCTACCACTTGTTCCTTGATCTCCTCAATAACATCGTCTTCTACCGTTTCGTCCATGTATGCCTTCAAAATATGTTCAATTGGAATACTCTCTCTAACAGCATTCAAAATACATTCTTGAACAATTGTCTCCATTTCTCTGTTGTGTTTTTGCATTTGTAAAGGAGGCACATTTATTTCAAATAGATATACATTTTTATATATCTTTCGTGCTACATTAATATATGCTTTATGAATGAAATCATCTAATTTCGGTATATTAATATCGATCTTCTTTTGTTTCTGACCAACTCGCATTGCAGTTAACAACTTTAACTGAATTATATGCACACATGTCACTAATTCTTCTAAATATCCGCAACCACTTCGCTCAATAATTCGCTTCCTTTCTTGTTCTATAATAGTCGGATTCCATTTTGGAATTCTAGTTATCAGATTTTGAAATGTCATCAAATACTTATCCATCTCTCTATTATCCTTGCATAGTTTGACTGACTCGTCAAAAATAGATTTAAATCCTTCAATAACTAATGGCGTCAAAATAGTTAACAAACGAGCTCCCCATTCATTCTTTGATTCATGTAACGAACTAACATTAAAATCATCCATATTGTTGCTATGTAAGAATTAGAGGTTTTTTTTTGTTAGTTTTAACTCACTTTGCCTTTATTTAAAGATCATAAATAGTTAATTTTCTTTCCTTTGCCTTTTTACTATTAACACGTTTATTATGCAATTCATCTTCTTCTTTCTGTCTTTGAATTTCTTTTGCATCCATTGGTGTTCCAATCAAGCCACTTAATACATTATTTCTTTGCCTCTCTAAATCAGCATGAATACGTTTTATTTCAGCATCATTTCTTTCTCTTTCTGCAGCCCTTTGATCATATTCTTCTAATCTTTGTAATTCCTTTTTATCTGTTATTGGTGTCATTTTCCATTCCTTACCTTTTGCCCGAGTCTTCATTTTATTCTTTCTACTCTTTTTACTTATTCTACTTATTATCTTTTTCCTTCTTGTTTTATGTTTTCTATTTCCTCCAGAGACTTTATTTAGTTTATCTTCAACTTTTTTTAATCTTTTTTCAATTTTAGGAAAGTTATCAATAATATATTTAATTTTTTGATCATTACCAAACATATAATAAGCTGAATCATGCGCATTGGACCCAAAGGATTCTCTTCCGTAATCATCAGACCCAAAGGATTCTCTTTCATTATCTAGTAGATCTGTCATTATAATATAATATAATATATTATAATAATTCTTCATGAATAACAGGGAGTCAAAGGGTATTTATCCCTTCACATAAATAACATGGGGTTAAAGGGGAACGGTATTTATCCCTTCACATAAATAACATGGGGTTAAAGGGGAACGGTATTTATCCCTTCACATAAATAACATGGGGTTAAAGGGGAACGGTAGTTCCCCTTACATAAACGAAATATTTTCTAAATTTGTCTCTATATCTAAAAAAATAAAATTCATAATAAATAGCATCAGTAGTTTTTCATTTCTAAATTCTTTTCTAACTTTGTTAAAAGCAACTAACAATTCATATCTTTTTAGTTCCCCAATTTTAAAACTACTTGGATCTTCCAATAACTTTATTAAATCCAATGCACTATATCCTTTTTCATATAATTTGGTAACAAATGCAATTAAATCTGTTTCTATAGTTATTGGCTTTTGCAGCTCCTTTTTTAACCATTCTGATTTCGTTTGTTTTACATTTGTTAGTTTAAATGTCTCATCCAGGTTATATTTATAGAGATTTATTGTTTTCCCTTTGTATTCAGGTTCAGAAACATAGATCTCACAAAATCGCGATAAAATTGGTTTCAATAATTTATACTTGTCTTCTACAATAATAAAAAAACGCGTATTATGACTAAATAGCTCGATACATCTTCTTAATGCGGATTGTGCATCCATTGTTAGTTTGTCTCCATTTAATAATATAATGCTCTTGAATGTGTCCCCGCCATTTGAATTAATATGCGTCTTTGCAAAGAACTTGAGCTCATCACGAATAAATTTAATGCCTTTACCATGTGCACAATTTACATACATGACAAAATTCTTTATTATTTCCTTGTTCCCTTCATAAATTAAACTAACAAAATCATTTACAATTGTGCTTTTACCTGATCCTGAAGGACCATTAAAGATAATATTGGGTATTTTATGAATGCTATGAAAGTATTCCAACTTGGATTTGATATTTTGATGAATTGGTAAAGACATTTTTAATGCGTTTATTAATATTAAAATAGTGTTTTTATATTTTAATATTACGTATTTGTTATATTTTTGGATTTGATTGAATTTGTTAGTTTATTTACGCAACACTATTAAATGGAAACGCATATGGATTCTTTTTAAGATTATCTAAAATATCTGGATTAATTCTGTCACAACCTGTGGTACACTGATTTAAAAGTTGCGGTGTGTGTATTTTGCCATATGTTCTAACAGATGGTCCGCTAGGAATTACTGCACTTGGAGCCCACATTCTATTATTATCGCGATCAGAATCTAGCTTAGAATAAGAAACATTCATATCACCATTAAATATTGACATATTTCCTTGATTTGTTCTTCCAACAACAGATTTCTCTTTCGCTTCGTTATTCGTCTGTCTATAAACAAAATCATATTGTTTTGCACCATGCTTGGTTCCCGCACCACCACTGGGATTCATTTGGCAAAAATCGGTTGTAGTATCGCGCTGATTTGTTATCGATTGTTGCTCTGTTACTTCATAAGCTCCACCATTTAATTGATTGCCAATATATCCATTGGGTTGATACAAAGTTGTTTCCTTAACTGTAGTAACTGGAACATCACCTTGTGTTAAAACATAGTTGCCCGGCACTTCTCCAATCACGTTACCGTAGACACGCATATTTGATACATATTCTTCCTTTCTAGCTGGCTTAAATACATCCATAAGTGGCGCAATAACAGCACCAATTGCACCCGAAAATCCGGAACCAAATGTCTGTGGTTGCAAATTGACACTTCTGCTGTTTGTATAATTAGTATGACTTTTCAAATACGCTTCACCATCTGTATGTGGTCCAGAACCTACAGCATTTGAATGTCCAACATGTTGCGATGCATCCAGCTGCATTCTTTTTGATACTTCATGTTGCTTAGGAACATAACTTGCTGTTTTTAGCACGGCATTAGGTGTGCCAGTTAAATGTGCCGTTGTTTCTGTTCTATGCTGGCGTTTAAGATCCTCATCTGCAATGACACGTTGCGCTTTTTCTGCTCCTGTTGTTGTTAGCCAACGATCTTGACTATTAATAAAAAAGGTATCTGGTCTATTTTTCTCAACCTTTCCTAAAATACCTACGTTTGTTATCGAGGCTTGAGCTGGACCTTGATGATTTATCAAAGAAAATTCCTCCTTAGGATTTGTTGCTATACGTAGCTCATCGACCGTTTTTGGGAGCCATTGGTCACGAGCTTCCATTCCTGCATTGTAGCCATTAGAACCACTTGCAGAATAACCTTTGTCTAAACCAGGTCCAACACGAACCGACTCAAATGGCTTAACCATGTTATTCTTTAATGCAGGATTCACACGAGACTGATAAAATTCGCTCATGTTAGGCGCACCATTTGTCCACTGAACATTTTCCTGAGGTTTAAAAAGGGGAGCCTGTTCAATCTTCTTAATTATTTGAGAACCAGTTCCTGCATAATTATCTAAAATAGTTTCAGCGTTGTTGTTATTGTATATTTGGCCGCGTGGCTTTCCACCATTAAATGGCACCATGTTATTATGTCTAAATTGATCTGAATTCATGTAGTCTCCAGTTAAAGAATATACTTGCTGAATAGTATCTCCTACAGTTTTTCCTGCTCTTTCTCTTTGTTCATATGCATTTTGATTGAAATACTTATCAGAAGCATTGTTTGGATTTGGATATTCTTGAACTGTATCAATTAGCTCTGGATTATTCATAATAGGATAATTTTGTGGTGCTACATTAGTATTGGGTAAATAATTTGCCTTCTTACCCATGTTGTCAAAATTCTCTTTTTTGGATCCCGATTTGTTACTATTAGTATATCCTTCATTATATGCATTTTTAGAGACTTCACTATTTTTATTTGAAATCACATACATTCCTCCTAGTGCTATTAGTGGTATTGCTAATTCCATTATTATATTATATATATACTTTTTAAAAAAGTGTATATTTAATTTATATTTTGTTAGTTTCTTTTCTATACAATTTATTATCGCTTAAATTTTATTACAACTGTCTCTGGATGCACATGTTGTAGGACCTCCTACATATGTTCCCTTTGTCTTTTCTCCAGTAGTAAACTGTTTCATCGGAACTGTGTAAGCTTGATCATTTGGCGGGACACACTCAAATCCTCGCTTGAAATTATTCTTCTCTAAAATGCGTGTGTCAATATAAGTCGGAACTTTCATTTCCGTATGAGCTTGCGGGTTATCAGGCAAAATATATGCATGGTTTTGCTGCAAATCGCGTGCAGTCCATGCCGGCATAATTGCTCTCGACTGTTCTGTGGTTATAAATGTGTCGCAAACTGGATATGAAATTGGTGCAGCGTTTACAGTAAACCTTTTATAAGGGTTTTCACTGGAATTTTTTAAACAGTTTACGGTATTTGGGATATCTCGATTTATTCGCTTATCTATTCCTAAAAGGGCACTTTGAATGTCGATACTTTCAGTCCATAAATTGCCACCCCATTTTTGCGGAATAATTTGTGGATCTAAAGCGAAGCATGGTTTGTCACCGTTGCCTGGCACATCGAGTATCCATCGCCCTTGATCTGTTTGCTGCTGAAGCTGTTTTGTTATTCTGCATGGATCATCATGAAATCTGGTAAATGCCATTATTATATATACATTTAGAAAAGGTTTTATAACTTTATAATTT